ATCTTTCAGTACGCTTGATTTCTGCTCCCTTTACCTTGTCAGCATCATTATTGCTCTTGTAAAGAAGCTTATAACGGGTTTGGCCAATAGGATCAACTTCGCCCCATGTAGTCGGAGAAAGGGCACTGACATATTGACCTGTTGCGAAACTGGTCCAACCATGTTGAACATGATGAAAGAATGTCTTTTTGGCATCCTTCAAATTAGGAATCAAACGAACACTATATGTGTTTCCTGGTTCCAGTTTCAGAATATTTTTATATAATCCGCTGTTATTTTCACCCTTCTTTGTAAGGGATTCCTTCAGCGTTTCAAACATAGATGATGTGAATTTACTCATGAACTTATCTTAACATACAAATTAAGATGTCAACTCAGAATCTTTTTATTTAAAATACTTTTTACCAAAATTCTGGCATTTTGGCTAGTAAGAAACTTTTTATTATATAATTCATAATTTTCATAAATGTCTGGTATTATGAATTTTAAAAGATTGGAATCAAAAGCAAAAAAAGCTTTTTCAAAACCCTCTAAACCCATCAAAAAATAAATTGAAACATTTCTATTTTTTAAATGTGTCACAAATGAAGGAACTTTTTCTTTTTTATTGTTTAGGTATTCTGCAAAAGATATTCCTTCAATTTTTAAAAACTTCTTTAAAAACAATGCAGAATTTTTTATTTTAACAAGATTGCGGATATGATCTGGTCCCATCATTAATATTTCCTTTTCAAAATCACTGTAACTTTTTACCGCTTTTCTTGAAAGATAATAATCAAACGCAAAATATTTTGTGTCCTTGTATAAAAAATAAGGAGCTTCAAAAAAATCATCCACATTTATTTCATAAGAATCAAAAAACAGCTTGATTCTTTCAACCTTGTTTTTTACCTCTTGTGGAAGAGTTTCATATGTTTTTCTGTACCGGAATGGTGCAGAATTTGCAGTCCGATATGCCTTGATAAAGGAATTGTAAATATCCAACAAATCGTGTTTCACGAAAGCTTCAATTTTTTATTTTTATTTAAAAACTTGGTTATGTATTTTGATTTGTGTAAATTTGGATCAAAATTTATAAAAATTTTAACACATTCATGATCGGTTTCAACATTCAACATTTGTTTAAAAAGCTGGCGATAATTTTTATTTTTTAAGAATGCTATAAAGACATTGGGCAGATTCAGCTTCTTTTCTGCCAAAATACACATTAGACTACAGAAACAAAGAAAGTAATATTCGGTCTCTTTATCTGTAATAGTCTTTTCCATATCAGATCTTAGTGAATTTGATTGATAAATCAACAAATTTATCTGTAATTTTGCCAGAAGCAAAGTTTTTATGACCATGACCATCCATAAAGGTTTTTGAAAAAACACCACAATCGAAATTGGTTTCTCTCATTCTGTTGATTCTTATATATGCTGAAAGATTGTTTTTGTTTATACTTATGGCCGCATCCGAATCGTATTTTTTACAAAATTCAGCACAAAGCTCATTTATTGCAAAATCAGCATAAAAAATTATTATATTAAAATTTTTTGTTTTAAAAATATGCGGTTCGGATTTTTTAACAGCTTCATTCATTTTTGATACATAAAGTCTTACCATATTCTTTTCCGTATCATCAAATTCTCGGTCTCCTTGTTCAAATGCAGTGATAAATTTTTCCAGTTTATTTCCTGTATATGACCAGAATATCATATTTAAAAACAAAGATTTTTTGTGTTTTAAATTATAGCAGTCATAATCATCAATATATTCTATTAATTTTTTCTTTTCATCTGATAATGGTGTTTTTAAAAGATCGACAAATAATTTTGTACAGGATGATTCCTGTCTGCAAATTATCTTGCAGTTTTTTGAGGTTATTTGTTCAGTCAATTTATGATGATGAATAAAAAGAACATTTGGCCTGTCTACCATATTCACATGTTTTTGATTGAATGTCATATCACAAACAATCAATGGAATTCGAGGATCGCTGTTCTTTAAATGTTCAGACAATTCATCTTCGTTTGTTGGTATGATTTCATATTGTTGATTGGGGGATGACCATTTAGACACTAAGCAACATCCTGCTCCATCCAAATCAAAATCACAAAGAATGACTGTCTTTTTCATTCCATCAAATCATTGACTGCTAGATTATCCAGAGTGTTTTCTGTGCTGGAAATAGCATCATTTGTTTCAATTTTTGCTTCTTCTCGAATTCGCATGGTTGCTTGATCCAATGCAAAAGTCGCGGTACCGAAAGCAGGACCCATACGGTTTTTCTGAATATTCATATTAATACGACCTAATTCTATATCTTCAGGTTCCCGCCACAAACCAATAATACAATCAGCAGTCATGGCTAATCCCAGACTTTCACTCACAGTTTCCAGTTGAGGGTTACTTTGATTCATAGCACTTCGATTCAATTGGGTTGCTGTAATCACAGGAACATTAAAAATATAACTTACTGCCCGGAGATTTTCTGTGACATGCTTGACCCTTTCATAAGAATTGGTTCCAAATGATGTGGTTAAAAGGTTTACATAATCCACAATGATGGCATCTGGTTTGATTCCACTCTGTATGAGTTTCTTGATATATGCATTTAATTGACCAACACTGATTGTGCTAGGGGGAAATTCCTTGATCACAAGTTTGGATTTTGGATTTTCCCTTTTATATTTTGCAATTTCATCCCGTAAATCATCCAATTTATGCTTTAAGGAAAAGATTGGAATGTTGGCAAAGTTTCCACAAAGCCTTTTTGCATATACAACTTCACTCATTTCCAGACTAATCAACAAAACGGTTTTGCCTTGTGCGCAAATATTACTGGCAATATTGGCCAAAACAATACTCTTACCAACGTTGGTTTGACCGCTGAAAACATAAAGGGCTTTTCCTTCTTGTAAAAATCCACCCTGAAGTTTCTCATCTATCCATCTATAACCGGTAGAAATATAATTTTCTGTCTTTGTGATTTCCGTTGCAAGTTTTTCAATATCCTCAAAATAATCCATTCCCAAATCATGCGTCAAACTTATGCTGCATGCCTGTTGGAATTTCTCTAAAATTTCGTTTGTATCAACACTGGTTTTTTCAGTCTTTTCCATGATATCGATCATGGTTTTAATAACCGCTTTTTCTTTTAGGAACTTTTCAGTGTTTTCATATAGTTCTTTTGTATTAAGATTTTTATCAATTGTTTCAAACGTTGTTACAATATTTTTTAATGATTGTTTAAGCTTATCATTAATAAGATAATTCTTAATCTCGGTTATGGTTGGAGGAACATTATTTTTTTGATAAAAATCAGTTATAATGCCAATAACGTTTTTAATATCCTCATTAGTAAAATATTCAGGTTTTAAATACTCTGCAATGGTACCCAAATAGGCACCATCCATAAGACACTTGTATATTATAAGTGTCTCGAATGTATCGTTATCGATTTTGTTTATTTTGACCATTTTTCAAGAAACCATTTTTGACCATTCTGAAAAACAATATCTTCATAGTTCCTTAATCCGGGACTTGCATGAATTACCCAAATCGGCCAAATACCAATTTTATAAGAATACTTTTTAGCCTGTAAACTGATATCCAAATCCGTGAAATGTGTATGACAAGGATTGGTTTCATCAAAACGAAAATTCTTGTTTATTTTGAATAGTTTGGTTCTAAACGCCATAAACAAATTGTCAATCAAATCAACTTCACAAGGCGTATTTCCAAAGCTAGTCATGAAAATACTACCCTTATCAAAAGGGTGTGCCACGGCACCTCTTAAGTTGTGCCGATCACACATCAGATGCCAAAGTGCCGGAGATTTGATTATGGGATTGATTCCTCCAGCCAATCCAATCACATCATAATTGTTTTCTCGAACCGCTTTTTCCAGCTTTTTTGCAATACGAAGATCATCAATAAACACATCATCATGAATAAAACATATAATATCATAATCATCCATGTGTTTTTCAATGGCACGATTATAAACTACCGAAAGTTTTTCGGTGTTATTTTCGATTATTTCGTATTCAGCACCCGGAACTTTGGTGATACTTTTTAGAAACGATATGTTTGATTTGTCACCACGAGTTGCACTAATGAAAAGAATCTTTTCATTCTTTTGCTGCGTCTGCGTCTGTATCTGAGTCTGCGTATTTGTAGGCGACATTTAATTTCTCCTGGAGATTAGGTATAACATACTCTTCCCAAAAAGATATATCATTTTTAAAACTTTTTGCATAACCTAATTTTGTTCCGTCTGCTTTAGTATAGGTTGGTCCGTTTTGGATAATAATTCCATGATTTACTGCCATTTCCAAAAGTCCACTATATTTGTCCAATCCTGTTCTGTAATTCAAATAAATTGGAACTTATAGAAAAGGTGGTAAAAACCTGTTCTTGGTTGTCATGGCACGAAGAGTTACACCCGAATATTGTTTTGCTTCGGGAAGCATTTTGTCCTCATCATTTTTATCATCTTGCTTTTCATTTCTGCGAGCCAATTGAACGATGACACTGCTCATATACAAAG